TGATCCCCAGCCTATGGTGGGAACATTAGCACTACACAGATAGGGTTTACTTCTCCAGCCTTCGAATCTCTTGATTAGTGGTTCAGCAATGGCGATTACTTCTTTGATTCCCATACGCGACCTACAAAATAGAACGATAGTATCATAGCCAACATACCCTCATCAAAATCAGTCCAGCCTGTGATGAGTACGTTAGTCCAAACACCATCTTGTAAGAAAGCTAAGTATAAACCTGCTATCTTCACAGCAGAGTAAAAGAACACAAACCAGTACGTCACTGCTGGTCTAACCAAAGCAGATAGTGATGCTACCCACTTCCAAGCCTTACTGTCAGACTCTGCTTGTTGTTTGAATGCTTCACCGATAGCGTCTAATTCATGCTCTTGTAGACGCTGATGTCCCTGCTGTAGAGCAAACTCTGCTTGCATCTTAGCGATAGAGACTTCAACATCTAACTTCTTTAGTTCATGTTCTCTTTCAAACTTCCTATCTAAGATTTTAAGAAGCTCTGGAGCAAGTCTAAAAGCACCACCGATCAGAGCACCAATGAGTTCAAACATCATTACCTCCCAACATCAAATCTAGGTAGTTCTTCTTTAAAGACACCTCGTTGCTCTTGTCTATACTTAACAAAAGCATCTCTGAATTCAGGGTTTCTGATATTCTCTGACATAAACTGTTTACGTCCAGCTTCTCTAGCTTTTTCTACAATCTTCTCTATTCTGGTAGCCCTAACCCTAGGGTCTTCGATACGATTCAAAGCATCTACTCTAGGCGCTAGTGTCCGCTCTACAGCCTCACCAGTGAGCTGGCGTAAGCGACTAAGCTGTTCAGCATCCAATTCCATACCGTACAATCTCTTAGTAACTGGACGAATATTTACATACGGGTTATCAAGCAATTGCTGTACTGGTGTCTGTTCAGCCTCTCTCGAAGCTAAACCAAGCACTTGTCCTGGCGCTACAGTCTTAGGTTGACCAAGGATATCAAACTTTGTTGGTAACTCTTCTCTTAATCCTGGGATACGATTCTTCAACGAAGCAATAGCACTATCTACTTCTTTATTGACAGGATCTTGTAAACGTGCTACAGAACCGACAACAGCAGGTACTAGAGAACCAACTGTATTGTTTAGTATCTGTGGACCATACCGTTCTGCGTCTGTTGCAGCCATAACAAAGTTAGCTATACCAGCTAAGAATGTTTTCTCAACTAAGTTGTCACGCATCACTGACATAAAACCAGATAACAACTTGTTTGCTTCAGCGTCTTTTCCTTCACGAACTAAATCTTTATATCGTGACATTACATCAAGTGTAAACCCAAGTGTTGATGATACAGGCTCAATTCTTGAATAGTCATACCATTGATTACCTATCTTGATAGACATCTCAGGTATACCGGCAGCTTCTTTGGTAGCTCTTTCTTTATCACTATGATGACCAGTTATTATGTCTGATTCATACAGACCAATAATGCTTGATATCGTAGCTAATCCCATTAAGTTCTTTGCTACAACGTTAGAAAACTTATCTGTACCAGCATAAGCTAAAGCACTTCCTGGTGTGTACCTAAAGAAATCTTTAGTGATGTTAATTGGTGTCTTAATAAACGGTATAACAAAAGACAATAAAGGATAGTCGTTCCTTAGTTTTGTTATTGTATTACCTACCTTACCTAGATCTGCTTGGAATGTATTCTCTTTAGCGAACTGAGTAATAGTCGATGCTTCTTTTTCAAGACCAGCTAAACGCATCTTAGTCATCCAGTTTTCATCCTGGAAGTCTATAGCTTGTAGCTTAGATACTAATGCCTGTCTAGCAGCAGCAATTTCTTCAGGGGTTGCATCAAGGTTATCTCTCATATTAAGCTTACGAAACTGATCATCACTCATTCCATAAGCATAACGATACTTCAATGCATTGATTTCCATTCTACGAAAGAATGCTTTAGAGAATTCGTCTACCGCCACAGATACCCTGGTAGGTAAACGAACAAGTTCTCCTAATGCTTCAGCAGGTTTAGATGGTTCCACATAAGTAACAGTACCATCAGCATTAGTTGTAATCTTACCTGTACCAATAGCCTTAGTTCTAAAGTTCTCTAAAAACTTATTAACATCTTTAGACCCTACAGCATAAGTTAAATCTAAAGGAGCGCCATTAAGGAAACCTCTACCAGCAAACCTCCATGCTTCAGCGAACGATGTCACTAAAGCAGGGAACATTGACAATCCTTCACGGATAGTCTTTCCTTCAGCACCACGCTCAACAACAGACTCAATCATTCGTTCCCAGGGGGCTATTGCACCTTTAAAGAATGCTGAATAGACGTTAACCACTGGTGTACCTAAACCAGAGATTAAACTATTTACATAATACTCTTGCATCTTCTTAGCTAATGTAGGATTAGAAGAAACAAGCTTTACTACATCCGAAGATAGTTTATTAGCTTCGCTGGTTAAACCAGAAGCTTTAGCGTCTAGCTGCATCCTAGCAAAGTCTTGAAGGAACTTCTTACAATTCTCACTGACCTTTAGCATGGACCAACTCCAAAGACACTGTTGATAAGTTTATTCTCTTGCTGTGCTTTCTGTATGTTCTGAATGTATCTCAGTGCTCTACCAACTTCAGATCCTGCTCCCTCCAACGCAGCACGAAGAGCTACAATGTCGTTCTGAGCCTGTACTAACGTAGCTAATGCAGCCTCATCACCTTTCTCTACTAACTTCAGTAATGCAGAATCATTAGCAGTATTGACTGCATGAGAGAAACCTCTAGCAGCCACTTCTAGTTCTTCTGCATTGAATGCTTTTCCTTTAGACCAAGCTGTCTTAACCCATTCACCAGCAAACCCTACATCTTTGTTCGATAAGAACTTATCAACACTATCAATAACTTTCTTGTCCGGTACAACATTCCTTGATGCTGCGGTCATCCTTTGTTGAAACTGTTCACCAATACTGTCATAAACATCCCTCATGGTTAGACCATCTAATGTATCTCCACGTTCCATGATATGTTTAGACGCTTCAGGCCCAAGCCTAAATATCTTCTCTCGCTGTGCTTCGGACAAATCTTGCCACTTATAACGTGGAACAACAGCACGAACAACAGCTTCTGCATTACAGACACGCATCTAGTATTCTCCTTAGTGAAGGCGTATTCTCTAGTATGTCTATCGCCTCATCAAATGTCTTAGGTAACTGAGTGAGATTAGCTTCATCTAAAGCTTTTAATACATCGTCACTAGCCTTAACATCCTTTAACACAGTACGAATATCCTGCCCAGTATCTTTTGCTAGTTGTTGTACCTTTGGTGTAGATATACCTTCGTCAGCAACTCTAGCAGTCTGTGTAAAGTAATCATCAGATCTTTTAGTAAGTAAAGCACCTACATTGGGTTGCTCTTCGGTAAGTCTTTGCTGCTCCATCTGCATGACTCTAGCAAGCCCTGTAGGGCCTGTAGGAGCTTCTTCAGTGATAGGACGTAGTAAAGCAGCTTCTTTCTGTACAACTTCTTCTGGGGCTACTCTAGCCTGTTCTCTCTGCATGAATTCAGAAAAACCAATTCTAGGAGGTTGTTCTGTTAACAATGCAGCTTGTCCAGGTACAGCACCAGTAGATCCCATTTCTTCAATGATGCGCTGTACTTCAGGAGACTCAAAGGTTGCTGGTGTTGTTGGTTGTTCTACAGCAGCAGATGGTGTTGGAGTAACTTCGTCAGTAGTTTTTAAACCTTTAGAAATATTATCAATCTCTTTACCAAACAACTTACCGATCAATCCACCAACAGCGCCACCAAAGGCAGTACCAACAGCGATGTTCTGTGCTCTTGAATCACCAAACTCTTGGAAGGTTGGTTCTAAAGCCCCAGCTAACGCACCTGCTGTAGCACCTCCAGTAATACCCCTAACTACGTTAGTTGCCCTAGTTACTGGAATAAGGTTTAAAGGATCAGCTACAGCACCTGTTATAAGACCACCATAACCAGCTACAGGACGTACCTCTCTAGCCATCCTAGCTTTACGTTCACGTTCTATGTCAGGAGTTTCTGTGAATTGTGGTAACTGTACTTCTTCAGGAGATGAAGGTGCTGCAGTTTGTTCAAAGGCTGATGGAGCGGTTTGTCTGATAAGTTGTCCTGCTCCACGCATCGAAGCAGTAACACCACGTTCTACGTTACTTAAGAAAGCCTCACCAGCACCGATATTACCAGTGAGAAAGTTAAGTGTTTGATCTGATACTTTGCGGATATCGCCAGATATAAGAGCATCTAGGTCAGTATCAGAAAGAAGCTTTAGTGCTTCTGGACTGATAGCCATTATTTAGCTCCAGGTTGTTGTTTCCTACGGTTACGTTCTGCAATAAGCTGTTCCATCGTTATGTTAGAACCTGGAACTATTCCTCTAGCTGCTTGAGCTGCTGTATCTTCTGATGATGGAGCGGCATTACCATAAACAGTTTCTCGTGTACCGTCACTATAAACAATAGTCTTACCAACGATCGTACCAATATCATCACGGATAGGTATCTCTGCCATCTTACGTTTACCTTCCGGCGCTCTTTCACGCTCACGGTAAGTAGCTAAGGCTTTAGCAGCTTTGATGTCAGCTTCTAACTTTTCTAACTTAAGTTCATACTGTCTCTTATAGAAACCGGAAGGCAGCGCTGCCAGCTCTGCTTTAGCTTTATCTAGAGCTATCTGCGCTGTTTCAGCAGCTGTATTACGATTATTGATATCTTGAACTTTAGAAACAAAAGTCAACTGCTTTGTTGCTTCATCCAAAGCTCTCTGAGATTTCTTATAATCAAACTCTTCAGCAGCTCTGGCCTCTCGTGCTGTTTCTCTCTCCGATGCTTTCTTTGAAGCCTCTGTTTGAGCTTGTGTCAAGCCTATATCAGCTTCTGTCTTCATCTTACCAAGCTCAGTCTTAGCCTTAGACTCTTCAGCAGCCTTAACCTGTGCAGCAGCAGCGATAGCTTCTTGTGTTAACCCCAACCTAGAAGCCTCTCTAGCCATAATCCTATAAGCTTCTACAGGATCTTGTCCATCCCACTGACTGTTAACTGCTCTCTTTAATTCTTCTCTTGCAGAGGCTTGTTTTAGTTGTGGGTCTTCCACACCGAACAATCCTGCGATAGATCTACCTGCTTGTGTACCAGCCATACCCATACCAGCTCTTATACTCTGGTAAGGTGTTAACCTAGCCTGTGCTAGTGCATTAGCTTGATCCTGCTGCATCTGTTGTTGTTGAATATCATAGATGCTGGGACCAAATAGACTTTGTTGCTGTGCCATTATTGTTCCTTAGATAAACAAACCAATATCTTGATTACCGTAACCTATTCCAGTACCGAAGCCAGTAGTATTTAGGTTACCAGCAGCATTGGGGTTTAAAACATTACCTAATAAACCGCCTAACAAACCACCAGACCTTGTTGTACCACTTGTTCCTAGCACTTGATTAGCTACATTCTGTCTAGAACTTAACAGACCAGCCAAGACTTCTTGTTGGGCTTGTAAGTTACCTGCTAATCCCATGCTTTGTAAATTAGCTTGCTGTGCAAGACCTGCCATTGATGGCTGTAAGAAAGCTTGTGTCCTAGCTATGTTGCCAGCCATCTGTTGTTGTCCTAAATTACCTGACAACTGAGCCTGTGCTAACTGTTGTTGTGTTAGCCTTTCTAAAGGACTCAAAGCAGCAACACCCTGATTGATTAACGTACCACGTTCTCCTAAAGCAGCCTGTCTAGACTGTAGTTCACGTTGTAGCTGTTGTTGAGCTATAGCTTGTTCTTGAGCTAACAATTCTGGCGAAGAACCACCATAAGCAGATCCACTTACACCCAATCTACCTTGGGCACGTAACCTAGCCTCTGTGGCTAATCGCTGACGTTCAGTCTCTGGAGCAGACAACGCAGATAACTTGTTGTAGTAATCCTGACTAAGCTGGTCTACGTTAGTCATGTTCGCAGCCTGTGCAGACTGCATAGCTGCTTGAGCAAACGGATTATACATCTGACGAGCATCCTCAGTCAATGCTGTATTAACAGCACCTGTCTTAGGATCGTAAGAAGTACCAAACAAGGAATTAGTAACACCGTAAGGTGTAAAGTTACCAATCATCTCTGATGCTTGTTTACCTAAAGCATCATACTTACCACCAATGTTAGTAGCTAAGTTAGCGTATTCAGTTTGTGTTAGCTTTCCTTGGTCACGAAGCTTCTGAGCAGCATCGTTAACCATTGCTAGGTTAGCACCAGAACTGATAAGATTACCTAAGACATTCTGGGCATCTGTGTTAGCAACACTAGACACAGCATTAGTAATACCACTAAAAAGAGAAGAAGCTATATTACCAAGTCCTTGACCTAATCCTTGAGCAATACCTGTGCCTAAACCACCTAGTCCGGTTCCTAAAGCAGTTCCTATTGAACCTAAGCCTGTACCTAAGCTAGAACCAATGTTACCTAATCCTGTACCTAAATTACCTATCCCAGTTCCTAAATTAGTGCCTATTTCACTTAAACCAGCACCTAAACCAGTCCCAATATTTCCTAATCCTGTGCCTAGATTACCTATACCCGTACCAAGATTACTACCTATTTCGCTTAGACCTGTGCCTAAACTAGTACCAATATTACCTAGTCCAGTTCCAATATTACCTATTCCAGTTCCTAAATTAGTACCTATTTCACTTAAACCAGTACCTAAACCTTGACCTAGGTTAGTACCAATGTTACCCAAACCAGTACCTAGGTTAGTACCTAGATTACCTAGACCAGTTCCTAAGTTAGTACCAATGTTACCAATACCAGTTCCAACAGACGACATTGAATTAACAACTGAAGGAGCTAGTTCAGAAAACCCTGATGATTGTAGAGCCTGTGCTACAGCATTAGTTACATCAGCACCTGTTAGTGTTGCTTGTATAGCCGCATTAGAAGCTACGTTAGCTGCTGCTTGACTTCCCCCTGCATTAGTTACTGCTTGTTGTACTGTTGTAGCAGCCTGTGATGCAGCACCCTCAACACCACCAACAGCAAGGCTAGGATTACTAAGCAAGCCTCCTGGTGTTGTTGCTAGGCCTTGTGGTGTAACACCGGCGCTAACAACATTACCACCACCACCCACAATATTTCCTGTAGAAGATACAGCACCTGTGGCAGCAGCATCAGTAGCAGAAGCTAAACCAGCAGCAACAGCGTCAGCTACAGGTAGACCAGCAGCTACGTTACCTGATGCAACATCAGCAGCAATAGAAGCCAGTTGAGTGCTTCCTGTGGCTGCTAATGCGTTGGTATAGGCAGTAGTTGCTGCTTGGGACGCAGCACCTTCAACACCTGCAACAGCTAAACTTGATCCTGCACCTGCACCGCCAAACAATGAGTCAACAAGGTTTCCTGCTCCGATAGCACTACCAACAACACCTAGAGCCTGTAACCACCCTTGTGCGTCTGATGGGTTAGGATCAGACAAACGAGTACCTGTTGGTTGTCCGTAAGCATCATATTGCTGAACCAGTAGTTTACCGTCTTGTGTACCTATAACTTGTTCTGTGCCTACATCTTCACCTTTGTCTAGCTGTCTTATGTTACCTTCAGTACCAAATGTTCTTTGTACAGTACCTGTTAGCATTGTTCCTAAAGGAATACCAGAATCCCTAAAGTATTGATTTAGCTCGTTAACAGGGATGTTAGCAACTGATGCTAGATCTTTTTCTGACAACCCATACTGTTGTGCTAAAGCAGCTACAGATTGACCACTTTTAGTATCATTGTTAAGGATTGCTGATCTAATTGTGTTTAAGGCTTGCTCTGGTACATTAGCAACAGTCATTAAAGAAGGACTGGCTGTAAGGCCTTGACTAATAAACCAAGGAGCATCAGCCTGACTAATCATACCAGCCTGGAGTAAATTATCTACAGATACTCCCTTGTCTTTGAAAAACTGCACCTTAGCACTAGCGCCCAACTGAGACCAGTTAGGAGGAAGCATAGCCATTATTTGTGCTTCTGTAAACATTGTATTAAACTCCGTTATCCTTAGGCTGTTCTACCAGTTTTGAAGTAAATATCCATTTGTTGTACTGACAACAAGTCATTAAGTATGTCAGCTTCAATACCAATCTGAAACACCTTACCACTACCGCCTATGTTTGATCGTATAAAGTTAGTTGATGTGTTCGAACTGTTGTATTCGCTTATGTTGTACTGAGCTACGTTGTATTCTGACCGAGATGATAAACTAAGTTCAGGTAGTAAGGTACTTTGATAGTTCTGTGTATAGTCTACACCCCATTTTAAGAATACAGGGGTTCCACCAGCACCAATAACTGACAGTGTAATTTTCTTAAGTATCTTCAACAATGATGCGTTACCAGCATCTAAGTAAGAACTATAGTAAACAAAACGATAAGAGGATTCGTTGTCTGAATAACCAGAGTATTCAGCAATGTACCCAGGACGACTAAAGTACAATGATCTTGATACAGACGAACAAAAAGCTTTGGGTGTTAATGTCCATAAAGTTGCTTTACAAACACCATCCTGTAATCTTGTCTTTAAGTCAAAACAATACAGTAGTCCTAATGATGGAAAAGATAGTAGATAGAAACCTTGTTTCTGTGAGTAGACTGCCTTTATAAGACTATTGTCGTTGTTACCTGCTATAGCTAAAATTAAATCATCCCTAACATTTCTTGATATGTCAATTATAGGGTTTGACTTTTCTTGAATAACTCTAGCAAGACTTTTAACACCAGAATCAGACAAAAAGAACATATCCGTACCAACATCTTGTACTGAGTCTCTAGCAATACAACCTACTCCATCAATAACCTCAACTAACTTAAGATCAGCAGCAGGGTCTACATCAGCACCTGAGTAAATAACGATAGTTGTTTTACAAAAGATGATTAAGTAGCCGTTAAATGCTGCTAAAGCAACAATACTATCAGTACCGTTTGTTAAGATGTTTTCTATGTTAACAGAACCAGCAGCACCACCAGACCACTTAGCACCACTTAATGTGTCTGACCAAGTAACTGTTGTTTTATCGGCGGTTGTATCAGCAACCCATAAACGACCATAGGCAGCTAATACTTCATTACCTAATGGTACTGTTCCTGAGTAGTTAGGATGTGCTGATACCTTTGTCCAAGTATTTGATGCATGATCATACACTAAAGGATCATGAGCACGTTGAAAGAAATATGTATGCCCGTTGAAGTTAACTGCTTTCCAGTTACTAGCGGTCCATGTAGCATCAGCGTAAACTTGAGTAAGTGTTGTTGTTCCGGTGAATATCTTCTTATCACCAATGGATACTAACTGTGTTGTGCCATCTATCTTAATAACTTCATGGATAAGCGTAGGCTCTGTACTAGCAAAACCTGATGTTGTGTTAACTTTAACCCAACCTTGTCTAGCTGCTATACGACCAAACTGATCAATAACAGCGTTGTCAGCTCTTAAAGCGTAGTCTTTTGTAAGTGCTATGGAAGAATCTTGTGTATTAAGACCAGCAAAGCCAGGAGCTACGATACTTACTGACAACAGTTCTGAGGCCATTACACAGCCTCCCAAGTAGTTTCATCGTCGTATCTTACTGCTTCAATGGCTATGTAGCTTGCTAATGCTTTTCTGTATAGATCTGCTTGCTGATCACTTAATCGACCACCATCCTCACCACGCTCATTGATAGCACGTAAGTAAGCACCTTGAATAACTAATTCTGATGGTACATAGAGTGTATCTGTTGAGTTAACTAAATCTGCTTGTGGGACAACACAATCTACCTTAATGGACAATACTGATGTAGGTACAGGCCATAGATCAATAGTCAATACACCTGTAGATGCTGTGCTATTTCCAATAGAGAAGTATTGAGGATCTCCGTTTGTTGTTCCTTGTAAGTTAGTCCACTCATGCATCTGTGATTGTGATGCTTGATAAAGATCTCTTTTCAGTGAAGGAACATAAACAACTAACAATCTTGATCTAGGGTTTGTTCCTGGTATCTCGTAATTCTGTGTGCCACTGACTGTAGAGATTGTCTTAGTTGTTCTAAGAACAGACCAGCTCCAAGCATCTTCAACTTCTCTTTTAGCTTCGTTAACAAAGTCACTGACAAGTTTAACGTATGCTGTATCAGTGACTGAAACTGCTTCAGTCTCTCTTATCCGTCTAAGAACACCATTTACACAATCTAAGAATGTAGCCATTTAGATCACCATTTAATTTTATCAGCAACAGAGCAGCAAAGATTTAAAAACTCTTCAATAGTCAACGAACCTCTCATCATATTAATTTTTTTATGAACTAACTGTACGTTTTCTGCTGTATACCCAACGTTGTTGTCTATCCTATCTATTGATGCTGTGTGATCCCAACCAACTTTACTCCACCCTATAGATAAACCAGATAAAATACACAGCCCTTCTTGTTCTTCATACAACTCGTTTATAAATTGAGGGGTTAGTTCCCAAAGGTACCCACGAGTCAAAGCACTTTTGTAAAAAGCTTCATACCATGCTAATCTAACAGAGCCTACCATACCTGAAGGATGGTTGTTAATATTACTACACCTTTTACAAGGTTGTTTAATATTATGAGAGCCTATACAATAGTTTCTTCTTAGGTGGTTTACTTCAGCAGTACATAAAGGACAATAACGCACCCACCTACCATCTTTATTTTTAAAAACACCGTCAGGTACTTCTAAAGGAAAAGGCATTATTTACTCCATTTCTCACGGTCAGCCCAGAAGGCCGCTGACATCTTACCTTTAGCAATGTTTTTTGCGTGGCGAGCTTTAAAGGCTTTGTTCCTTGCAGATCCTTCAGGAGAACCTTTAACACCTTGTTGACCGAACCTAATCGTCTTAACTTGATCACCGTCCTTTGCTACAACAATGTGAGATTTAGTAGGATGTCCTGGTGTTCTTTTAGGTTGATTATATCCAGAGACTCCTGCTCTTTCCAGCCTTGAATCTTTTTTCATTTCTTCTTCTTAGGCTTAGACATACCAGCTTCAGACAAAGCAATAGCAACTGCTTGTTTACGAGACTTAACTACAGGACCACCTTTACCGCTATGTAGAGTACCTTCTTTGTACTCTCTCATGACTTTACGTACCTTAGCTGGTTTCTGCTTCATGATGGATAACCCATCTTACGTTCTTTGGCCTTCATAGACTTAGATTCTTTCTTTTCATGCATCTTCTTTGCTTTCTTTGATGCATACTCTTCAGCTTCTTTCTTACCTTTAGCTGTATAAGGAAACTTCTTATTAGCTACCATTGGCATTTTTATTCCCCTTGTTACGTCTAAACATACATTGCACTGTATCTGTCTCCCATATACGTATAGCAGTCCACACAATCGTTAGCACTGCTGCTATGGCTGGTAGAAGTTCTGCTAATGTCCCTACAACTGTAAGGATTGATATGGCATCACCTAGTTGCTTAACTTGCTCATCAGCTTGTAGAGCCATGATGTACTCAAGGCTCTATAGGCCATAGAACATCCCAAGGAAAACCAGTTTGGGAAGGTACATCACGAAGTTCTTGACGATATACAACATACTGTTGTTTCTTCGTGTCGTTTAACGGAGAATCCAGAGCAAAAACCCAATCTGTTTTTGATAATCTAAGATTTCGTTCGTATCTAATTACATCAGATTGTTTAGCATCAGTAACTGCTTTTTCATTTTCATCCATTTCAACAACAAACCATGTTTGAAAAACCCTACCATCATCAGCTTTTCTTGGTTTACCTTCTACCATTTTTTCGTAACGTGTTAATTCAGGTTGTTGTGAAAATTCATAAAGAGCAAAACCAGTACCACTAACAGAAGCGGGTGTTAGTAGACTTGGGAATGTTTTGTTAGGGAATAACATACGAAAGTTTTCTTCTACTACAGGGTAATTTATAGGTTCACCCTGCTCATCTAGCTGTATTAAAAACGTCATCTAAAGCTCCTATAAATTTCCAGTATTTGTAGACGGAAATGATCGTGTTGTTCCAGGCCAAATGATACGGACAGCACCGTTTCCTGTAGGATTGTAACCAGCGCCGCCGTAACTACCGCCACTGCTAATTCCTGGATTACCGTTAGAAGATCCTGACGATCCGTTTGCTCCTCCTGATCCACCACCGCCACCACCAGAAAGAAAGCTTCCGTAATACTCCCCACCACTGCCGTTAGAACCTTGACCTAAAAGACCTACTCCACCGCCACCACCAGCCCCTGAAACATTATCAGCACCACCAGCTCCACCGCCGCCACCGCCTCCAGACCCCGAAGAGCCATTAGCCCCGCTATTACCTCCTTTACCACCGTTTCCTGAATAACCACCTGCACCGCCACCGCCAGGATAAGGTGAACCATCACCTCTATTACCACCATTACCGCCACCGTCCCCTATATAACCACCACCAACACTGGATGAAGAACCAATCCCTCTAACAGTAGTAGGCGAATTAAAGTAAGACGAAAAACCTGCGCTTCCAACTTCTACAGTGTAGGAAGAACCTGGAGTAACAGGGTAGTTGTTTTTATACCCAAGACCTCCACCGCCGCCACCATTCCCACCGTCTCCGCTACCTACAGCAACAACAGATATTGAAGTAACACCGACTGGACATATCCAAGTGTAAGTCCCTGCTGTTGTGTATGACTGCTGTCCAGGAACAGCAATCAAAGCAGTGGAGCCAAACGACTTAGCAGACGCTGCACCTATTGTTCCAAGCAATGGCATAAACTACTCCTTACGCAAACTTGGTTTGTGAAGCAAGCACAGTGAATGTTGCTGATGCTGTTTTAATGACTGTAAACGTGTAAACATCAATAGAACTTGCATTACCTGCTAAAGGCGCAGCGCCGCCCTGCCACTTAGGTGTTACAGAGTTACCATCTACTTGAAACCCTGTTTGGTAATAAGCTGTAGCACCGTTAGTTACCAAGAAAGCAATGGTAACGGATTGTCCGGTAGATAGTAAGGTATTTAGGGATGTGCCTGAAGAGCCACGGACATTAAGAGTCCAGTTAGCTGATGAGTTAGATGTGTAATACAACACAGACTGTGTTGTTACATCGTAATTGATTGTTCCTGTAGCCGCTGTTGCAGAAACAGTGACCACTTCTTTTGCGTTAGGGAAAGCAATAGCAGCTACACTTGAAGAACCACTAAAGGTCTGTAGATCTGTAAAAGTATTAGCAACACCTGTTTCTGGCTTAGTTGCAATAGCAACCGCAATGTTATCAAACTCTGTGTTGATCTCCGTACCTTTGACAATCTTAGATGGATTACCAGAAGGTAGAGAATCTTTAGCAGCAAAGTTAGTGGTCTTTGTATAGTTTGACACGATTAATCCTCTTTAGAGTGCTTCTTCGTGACCTTTTCTTTTGATTCTTCTTTTACTTGTTCTTTAACTTCTTCATAGTCAGGATGCTTACGCATTTGTTCAATGTCGTATTCATACTCAACATTCATTAAATTGTTTGACCATCTACATCTAAAAGTGACCATAGTAACCTCTTATGATGAAAGAGCCTCCAAAGAGGCTCAATCGTTTATACCAACCTAGCTATTACTAGTCGGATGGTGGTAGATGCTAAATCAACAGCACCACCAGTATTGTTATTGGCAGCAATCGTAACAACATCAGCAGCAGATACATAAGCAGTAATGCTTAGACCAGCAGCATCAACACCGAAGGAACAAGCCAACACAACATCGCCTAAAGCAACACCAGGAACAGCAACCGTATCTACTTGAGTTTCTGCGTCAGCAACTGAAGCAAGATTCAAAGTAGCGGTTACAGACCAAGTATCATTAAATACGCCGCGAAACTGATCGGTTCCTCGACGAACATTTACAGCAGAAGCAGCCATGATTATCTCCTTAGTTAAAGGGGCTGGTTAAGCCCCTATTGTTTATTAGCTAGGGATGATAAGCGCAATACCAGCATCATTACGAAGCTCTGCAACACCGTACAGCGTGTCAGCAGTGTATAGCGTAGCAAGGTACTCTTGCTTGTACTGAGCCTGTGAGCGAACAGCCATCTGCTCTGCAAGGACCATTGAATCCTTGTGGAACATCAAAC